AGAGCGAAGCGCGAATTGCATTTACTAGATCCCAAAAACTTTGATAGGGCTTATATAATATGAAATGCTGGCACTGTAACACTAAATTAATATGGGGTGGTGACCATGATATAGAAGAAGAAAATGATACTTATAGTATGGTCACAAATTTATCTTGCCCAAAGTGTCATAGCTTTGTTGAGGTATATTATCCAAGTGAACAAACATTAAAGGAGTATAAAGATTATGAAAAAACTGTACAAAAAACTAAAAGAAAAAGGAGTAGTTAATAACAAAGTTAAACTTGGTGATTTAAAAAGTTTATTAACACAAGTTGGAGGAGATCATTATAAAAAAATGACCATACAACCTGCTGAATTTATTAACAAAAATAAGTTGCTTTTTGCAGAAGGCAACGCTATAAAATACATATGTAGGCACTCAAATAAGGGTGGCATACAAGATATAGATAAAGCAATACATTATCTAGAAATGGTGAAAGATAGAGATTATAAATGAGAAGAACCCAAATGCCTTTGTTTGCACCCGAAACTGAATGGGTTGCACCAGAGGAATTAAAAGATTTATCCGGCTGTAAAGAAGTTGCTATTGATTTAGAGACAAATGATCCTGAATTAATGACTTTAGGGTCAGGTAATGTCATTGGTAGAGGTCACATTGCTGGCGTTGCGGTGGCCGTAGAAGGCTGGAAAGGCTATTATCCGATAGGACATGAGGGTGGTGGCAATATGGACAGAAAACTTGTTTTACAATGGGTCCAAGATTTAGTTAATCAAGAAAAAACTACCTTTATATTTCACAATGCAATGTATGATGTCTGTTGGTTAAGACAAGCCGGTATAAAAATCAGAGGTAAGATTGTTGATACTATGATTGCAGCGTCTTTAATCGATGAGAATAGAATGTCTTATGCATTAAATACATTAGCTAAACATTATGTAGGTATTGGTAAAGATGAAAAAGTTTTACAAGAAGCAGCTAAAAGTTATTCAATAAATCCTAAATCAGAAATGTATAAACTTCCTGCTATGTATGTAGGAGAATATGCAGAACGAGATGCTGAAGCTACCTTAAAGTTATGGCAAAGATTAAGTACAGAACTTGTCAATCAAGAACTTATGGATGTATTTAATTTGGAAACTAAATTATTTCCTTGTCTGGTTGACATGAGATTCAAAGGTGTAAGAGTTGATCTTGAACATGCAGCTAATTTAAAGAAAAATTTAATTGTTAGGGAGAACAAAATACTTAGTAAAATCAAAGAGTTAACAGGTATTAACATAGAAATACATGCAGCAAGAAGTATTGCTAAAGCATTTGATAAATTAAATCTACCTTATGATAGAACAGAAAAAAGTAATGAGCCTAGTTTTACTAAAAACTTTTTACAAAATCATCCTCATGAGTTAGCAAGATCAATTGCAGATGCCAGAGAGATTAACAAAGCGCATACAACTTTTATAGATTCTATTACAAAACATTCTGCTAAAGGTAGAATTCATGCAGACATAAATCAAATACGATCAGACCAAGGTGGAACCGTCACTGGTAGATTCTCTATGAGCAATCCAAACTTACAGCAGATTCCAGCGAGGCACCCGGAGATCGGACCGATGATTAGATCTATTTTTATTCCAGAAGAAAATACAAAGTGGGGAACGTTTGATTACTCACAACAAGAACCTAGAATTTTAGTACACTATGCTAAGTTACAAAACTTAGATGGTGTAGATGAAATTGTTAATGCATATAATGATGGTGATGCAGATTTCCACCAGGTCGTAGCAGACATGGCAGGAATTGAACGTAAGCAAGCCAAAACAATTAACCTTGGATTGATGTATGGAATGGGAAAAAATAAATTAATGTCAGAACTAGGTTTGATGAAAGAATCAGCTGAGAAACTAATTAAACAATACCATACTAAAGCACCTTTTGTTAAACAGTTAATGGAAAATGTATCTCGTAAAGCAAATGACCGTGGTAAAATTAGAACTTTAGGAGGTAGAGCCTGTCATTTTGATTTATGGCAACCTACACAATTTGGTATATTTAAACCATTACCACTAGAACAAGCTAGAAAAGAATATGATGAGCCCTTAAAACGTGCGTTTACTTACAAAGCATTAAACAAATTAATACAAGGATCAGCTGCAGATATGACAAAGAAAAGTATGGTAGCTTTGTATGAAAATGGTATAATACCACATATACAAATTCATGATGAGGTAGATATCTCTGTTGAATCTGATAAAAAAGCAGAACAAATAATTGAAATAATGGAGTCAGCTGTGGAATTAAAAGTACCTAATAAAGTTGACTACGAACATGGCAAAAATTGGGGTGAAATTAAGTAATGGCTTTTCTTAATGCAAACATACCACCAACTTATGCACAAATACGAAGGGAGTATTTATATGATTCTAAAAAACATAAAGGAGAAGTTGAAGACTGTATTATCTTTGGCATTACCAGCATGGGTGGCCGTGCAATATTATGGCACGCTCTTATGGAGAACGGCGCAATATTCTATCGCCTGCCTATTAGCGCATTTATCCAACGTGGTTTCAAAGTCGAAGATGTACCAATCAGACGACTGGATGAACTGGAGCTTTGGAATTCTTTTAGCTATCATCCTGCTGTTACTTCTTGGGCTATTTTAAGCGCAGCTTCAGGAAAATATATTGGTAAAGATAAGAAGTGGCATCATGGTGCATATCTTTTTACTATTGACTGGGCACACCCAGATGCTAATATACTAGATACTGATCATTCAGAGATCCCACACGAACATAAGTGTGCACACATTATCGCTTTAGATGATGGAAATTATGCGGCTCAGCCAAACAACAGATGTATATGGGACCTACCTTCATTTACAGTTAAGGACAATATTCCTGACTGGAAAGTTCAAACAAATGAATGGAATGTAGAAGATACCGGAGCATGGAAAACTGAAGATACTGATAATTTTTTTTACGAAATAGAGGAAAAAACACATGGGGACGAAGACAAAAAATGAATGTAAAAAATGCAATCATCCATGCCATTGCTTGGATGACTTCCACACCGATATTTACGGCGTTTGTCCTTGTGATACTTGTAATTGTGATGATCCTAAAAATGACGGAGAGGAATGTTTGTCATGTCAATAGCGGAACTCTTCAAAAAAAACTTTGTATTGATACCCGTGATAGCATCAGTTCTGTTTGGAACTTTTACGGGCGTTAAGTATATTGTTAATCTAACAGACACAATCAACGACAATCAAAATAAAATAATAAATCTTCAAAGAGATTTAACTACAGCTCAAGAAAAACTTTCAGATCAAAACACAAGACTAACTTCTGCTGAATCCACTTGGCAGATGGCAGAAAATTTATACAGACAATTAGCAGATGAAGTTAGAGAACACAGCTACGATATTAAGGATTTAAATAGGTAATGTATGGAGATTCTCAGGATGGATTACAGATTTACTGCACTATTAATTGTAATGTTTATAATACTAACAGTATTTGCAAAACCTGCATATCCAAAAAACGAATATTTAACTAATGGAACCAACTCATGCAGAACTGGTGAAGTCGATGTCAGAATCGAAACAGAAAACAGAGACAATGACTACAGACACGATTCTAGTTCTAATAATTACGATAATGATAGCGATAACGATCGTCTTAGTGTGACTTACAGACACTACATAGGCACCGCCTGCACAAAAGAATTTAGAAAAGTACAGCAAGAAAACATGGAATTAAAACAACAATTAGAATTGATGAAGATGTGTGGTAGAGTTAACAGCAATCCTAGTCTAGCACAGAATGAAAACTTTAGATTATTAGTATCAAAGTGTACGGGTGTAACTCCAGTTAAATTAGATAATAGACCAGCGGATGGTAAAAGTAAATGGGATGAATTAAAAGATAACTACAAAAAAGAGAACCCGGAACTTAAATTAATGGGTGATAAATTTTTAACATTACCAGTACCCACAAATGATTGATAGATTTATATATAAATGTTGTGATGTTTTAGATCGTTACTCAGAATGGATGAGTAATTTATTATTGCCTAAACCTAAGAAAAAGAAAAAATGAAAATATCTAGTTCTACAACAGTAGGAATGCCTATAAAAAACATGGTTAGCATCATGGCAGCAGTAGCTGTGGGTGTATATGGTTACTTTGAATTAACAGCTAGACTAACAAGCTTAGAGACTTCAAGACAATTATTTAATGCAGATCTTTTAAAAAAATCAGAACAACTTCCAACTGATCAAGAACAATTTATGCTGATAGAAGATTTATATAAAGCCACAGAAAAACTTGAGATAACTCAAGAACAAAATATGACTAACAAAGTTAATATACAATTCCTTAATAAGCAACTAGAAAAAGCATTAATTGATATAGAAAAATTAAAAGACAAAGTTAGAGCTAATGGTAGTGGTAGTCATGATTGAGGTAGTAGTTGCACTGCTGATGATTGTTAATGGTGAGATAAAAGAACATAGAATACAACCTGCAATGAGCGATTGTTTAAAAGGTAAAAGAATTGCGATGCGTGGTAATAATTCTAAAAGTGTAGAGTACCAATGCATAAAATCTAAGGCAGAAACAGAGATTTATTTAGGTGAAAAATCTATAAAAAAGCTTATATTAAATTAATGAAAAAAACAAAAAAAGTAAATTTTAAAACAGAAATTGTACAAGGTGAGTGTGATGGCTGCAAATTAAATACATTGTTAGTTAGTATTGATAATACATTTTTTAGATGTATTAGTTGTGGAGAAGACTTAGAGCAAAAAGTAAATGGTGTTATTAAATATATTAAAGTTGATAAACATACAGACCTAAGTAAATCTAACGATGGCTAAACAAAACTTTTCTTTATACACACCCAGGGACAAACCTAAAAAGCGGCCTGGAAAACATAAAAAATCGCTCTCAAAATCTGAGAAAAATAATAATAGACATAAGAAATATCACGGCCAAGGTCGGTAGTTTAGAAGAATTCTAAATTGCTCACCGTGGACAAAGTCCACGGCAAACAAAAGGTGTGAGAAGAGATCCCCATATTATACTAAAATAATATTGTTGACAAGCAATCATTTCATTAGTAGAAATTGTTAGATAAGCATATAACAATAACTAATAAAGGAAGAGAAAAACATGGCTGATCCAGCAAAATTTAAGTCCGTATCGGTGTCGATAGCGACTTATA